GATACCCTTGCTGCGTTTACTACTGTTAGGTCGTCACCCATGTGACTTATGTATTCAGCTTTCATCTCTACTCTCCAGTGCAGCTATTGTACCTGATTTCTTACGTGCCTTAAGCTTCTGTATATTATAACATGCCACTTCCTCTAATGTCAAGTTATATTCTCTTGCACATGCGGCTAAGTTCCATAACACATCACCAAGTTCATTACGGATCTTGTCCTTATCAACACTTACACCCTTACGCATAGCCTTTGCAAGTACACCTAGCACTTCACCCGCTTCCTCCCCTAATGCAAGGAATGGATACATACGATCTGGGTACATAGCAAATGTCTTAGCTTCATCCTGATATTCATTTAGTTCCATTAGTACCTCTACAATCCCATGTTTCTACTGAAGCACTAGGACTAATACCTAGCTTGACTCGATCCTTAAGCTTAGCTGGAGTCTTACCAAAGATCAGATCATAATTATCACGAAACTTACTATTGTTCTTCTTACTCACTAGAGAGTCTCCTGTTATGTCGTTTTTAGTGGTCATCGCTTATACCTCTTCCCAAATGGTTCCACGCTGGTACATCTGTATTGCAGTATTTAGGTCACAATCATAAGCATCCATGATTATCTTAAAGTGCTTCATGAATAACATTAGCACTCTCCCATACACCTTTAAAGAAATCATTATAAACACCGTCAGCGGCTTTGGCACCCATTATAGTAGCCGTTACTGCACCTTCAATATCATAACGCACTAACACAGGAACACCACGAAAACCTAACTTAATGACTTCCTCACGGTTAGCTGGTACATTAACATTAGCTTCTTCATATTTGAAACTACTGATACCTAGGCCTTCTAAGCGACCCTTAAGTGTGACACAGGCTGGGCAGTTGGAACCTGTATACAGCTTAACTGTAGTCATTTTGATATTCTCCTGTACGAATCATTTGTGTTACTTCAACTGCTCGACTACCTACTTGTGATGCCCAACGGCTATCTAAGAACTCGTCTGCTGCTAACTCGTAGTCACCATCCTTAAGTGCTGCTAAGGCCTTCTTAAACTTAAGCAGCCGAGGTAGACCTAAGTTAAAACAAATATCAACCAAAGCATCATGCTGTGTGTGGCTTAACTGTTCTGTCCAAGGTAGAGTATCATACAGTTCATCCTCTACTCTGTCAACATCATTCATCAGTAAGAAGTCAATCTCACGAGCACTTAACCCTATACCACCTTTAGGATCTATGTTACGACCTACGCCAATTGTGATCTTATTGGCTGTACACTCATAAGCATGTGTCTCAACACCCTCATGTGCCTTTAGCATTTCAATTAAATACATTAGTAGTTACCTTCTTGTTCTTTCGTTAAACCTTCAATCTCAATTAGTAGATCAATCGTATGCTTAGCTTTGATTAAGTCCTGTAGTGGTGTACCTTTATCCTTATAACGTGTGACGTACTTGATGGCTGTGTGTTGGCAAGCATTAAGCCCATTAGCCATTGAGTACTCCATTGGTTGTATATC